AGGGCTATGAACATGCATTGAGGTCCGTGTCTGGGCCCTGCAAACTCGCGTTTGCACCATCACGGAAAGCACAACTCTGTGTGCACCAGCATTAGGGTTTAGAATATTTTTCAATTGCCGTATGGCTCCAGCAACTGGGTGATATAGTCACCACTCTCCGGTGGTCATCCCTAAGGGCCTACCTGCCGAATTTGCGAACTTTCTTGCGCGCACAACGACTATAAATTGTATTGTACGCACAATCGAACAACCCCGACGAATCCACAACAAGACCGTTAGGCATGTCCTTAAGGACATCCTCAACGGCCGTATGAATAGGTGGTTTGATCACCTCCGGGGGTGGCGCTGGAGGAACGTAAGCCTCAATCTTACGTTTCTTATCCTGCAGCCTCCCCAAATCGTCCATCATCCGATCAATTTTGCCTTTCTCAAGAATGATGGCCGTGGTGACCCCGGCCAGGATAACAGCAGTCATAGCCGCTGCAATCCAGCCCAAAGGTCCCGACACTGCTTCTACAGCTTCCATGTCGATTAAAACTCCCGACTCCGCTAACAACACCTCCGTCTCAGCAGTCATGGCAGCTATTTCAGCGTCCAAGGCTGCGATTTCCGATGCCACCTGTGTCTCGTATGCCACCACAGCGGCGTCATACGTTAACCCTGTCTCCAACGAAGGGTACAACACTTCGGGCACCACCTCCATCGCCATCTAGGCGTTAAGAGCCGGAGCTACCGGCTCAAACAGCTCAATTGTATATGCGACGTATAAATCACCAGTATTGCCATATGTGGCTCCATTCAAAGCTCCAGTGCTACCATACCAAACTACAAGGGGTTTACTGTCGGCGTCAAGACCACCTTGCAACCGAACATAATAGTAAGGTTGCGTAAGAGACTTAACATCGACATCCACAAAAACTGCCTCATCAACCCCGAGATCACTCCTAAAAGCTTTCTCCTGGTTGATGCCTCCCCCTATCCAAGTGGGACCGATAGAAGATGAATCTGCTACAGCAACCTGAGCCAAAGTGGTCGGGTTACCGTCAGCAGGGTCATAAGAAATATTAATGTAAACCTGCCCAGGGGTGGTGGTAGACACCTTAGGGACGTAAATAAATCTTAAGCTCTTCCATCTAAACTTAGAATAGGATAAGGCTATTGCAGATAACCAGGGAACAAAACTCGCAATACCAGGATTACAAGTTTTGCCAGTCTGCAAACTAGCGAAGGTATCAGTGGCAAAGCTAGCATAACTGCTAACCAGCTCGTAATTTTGTACGATCATGCGTCTACCTATTCCTGCAAACAGGGGCATCGCACTTTGTTGCTTCGTGGTAACACCACCCATGGCCACGGGAGCCGTCTTAGAACGGCGTTGCGCGGTCATCTGTTTATTACCATTATTTTTGTTCTTGTTCTTTCTTTTTGTCATTTTGTATTGGGTTCAGTTAATGACACCTGGACTGTTCATCCACAGGTCCCCAAAGGGGTGGAGCCGTGCAGTCTCTCGGCATTTTGATTAGCACGTAATTATTTACAGGATTGCTCCCAACGTTTTGGTCCGTTAAAACCTGTGGACCCAATTCCCAAACTAGAACCACTTTGGCAAGAGGTCAATCCTCCTTCGACCAACACGATCAGACATGCGACAGGTTCTATAATAACCTTCGAGTTCGATCTGTTGATCGGGAGTTGTACCGAAAGCCAACCAAAAAGAGAAACGCGTCCTGGGATGTATGACTTGGTGCTTCCTGGTCATGTTTTTAGACATCCATGCTAGTCCCCCGGTGATCTCGACCTCACAATGACGTCGTGATGATGTCTGCCGAGTGAGTCTTCTAAAGAAGCTCTCACTGGCATTTCTGACAAAACTAGCGTAGAACTCTTGGAACACAGGGATGCCACCACAAAGGGACAAACCTGCTTGACCAACCGCGTCAACCCACGCCTTATACACTATCTTGGAATCTAGTTGTTTTAAACTTAGACAGTCCTTGCTGAGGGATTTCGGAAAATTGCGCACCATAATGTAACCAGATGGTGTCCAAACTGGGTGGGTTTGACAAAACTCAATACCCTCAATGTCATGAACAGTAGGTTCAACCTTCATGACAAAACCCATCTCCAAAAACCAGTCAGAGAGACCATTACGAAAATGACTCTCATCATCCCTCTCCATTATAACGGTGCAGTCATCACCATTGTTAGCAAGTGATACACAAATACCACGAGACTTTGCATAACAGTGAACAAGTGCACACATTATAAGACAGTTGCCAAGAGCAGTATTCATATCACCGCTCATACGACAACCATCAGTAGTGTACTTTAGTTTGCCATCACGGCAGTGACCAATAACCTTGTTTGTGAGTTGCATTTTGAGCAACCAGCGTAACGTTTTATCATTAAACGTGCGGTTATAAACAGAATGCTCCCACTCAAGGGCTTGGCGACTAACGTGCTGGTCAAACCGGGAGGCATCCAAACCAATAGCAATGGGTTTGGAAAACCTAGACCATTTCTCCTCAAAAATGGCACCAGTTTGGGCAGAATTAAACCCCTTGAGAACCGTTGTGTCACCAAACACATCTGCAATAGCACGGTAAATATGGTGTTCCAATGGTCTCAAGAATCTGCCCACCTCAACATTGTATCTAGGATCTCTAGGTGAAATAACCCTAGGATCAGGATCAGGCTTGTCATCTGAGTTAATAAACTCAGCTTTGACAAAAGCTTTAATAGTGGCGTCCCGCTTGCAGACACTGCTGGTAAGTAAACTGTCAGCGGCCTTACGGTAAATAGTGTTCCTACGACCCTTGTAATATTCTACGAATCCATCGTAGTCAACAGGGGTGGTACCAGAGACACGTTTTACAATAAGATCACGGAAGTACGTGAGACGATCACTATAGATACCCTCTATGGGGCGAACAGGAGCCTTCCCTTTGACATAGAAGACGCGTGTTAACACCCCACGAGCTAGATTATTAATTGAAGAATTATGTACAAGATACCTACAGGGTAGTGAATGAGCACCAACCTGGAAGTATCTGCGGACGTGTGTTAGAGCACCCAAGTAGGGCTTGACTGTCAATGCGGGATGAGACAACACACTCTTTTGAGCCTCAACCCCAGTCAATGTACCTAGGCACCCCTATTCGCTCTGGAATCCCAGCATCCTACCAAAGTAGGTATAAGCTGAGATCCAAGCATTCCCCACACACTCATCACGTGTAACAGCCTCATAGGACGCAGTGACCTTTGCCGCATAGATATCTGAACGGCTAGGGATAAAGAACAATGCGACACATATATCTACATGTGCGGCAATGTGGCTAGGCCTCAAACCGTGGCTCCTCATTTTGTCACGTAAGAACTTCCTAACCATCATCCTATTTGCTTCGGTCCTGTTAATAAGTCCAAACTCTGCCTTAGCACAGAGGACGATTTTGGACCGAAATCTAGTTTTACACATTTTGGGGTCAAAGAACAACTCCCCTACTTCTTCCTCTTCAACGAAATTGGCATCATCAATACCAGCCATGGTATTGGTGATGCCAATCTCAAAGGACGGAGACAAAATTCTCCGACGAAAGCGATAAAATATTTTTACGCACCATATGGCAACAATTGTTGACAGTAGCAAAATAGGCCAGGAAAGCTCAATCATCTTAATCTCTCGTGGGTAGGTTGTAATTGATGTGTTGTTAAAACCAATTTAACCCATTGGTGGGGGCCGTTGCTTGTTTACGCAGGTCTGAGCCATCAATGCTGCGCCCAGGGATAAATGGGATGGGCCCCAACACGAGACTCCGTAGATCACGGGGTCAGG